CAAGACATTATATAACGAAGATATAACTGTATCATATCCAAATGATAAGATTTTAATTGCATCAGGTGGTAAATGGTCTGGAGAAAGTTTCATTACTTTATCGACTCGATTAGGCCATCTTGAGAATGATATTAATACGATTTATGCATCCAATATTTTTGGTGATTTCTATATAGAGTCTACGAGAATAGAATATGTATCTGATATTTTAGTTAGAATATATTATAAGTCATTTAATCAGTTAAGATTAGTAGATGACCAATTAGTAACTGTATTAAACAATGGTCTAGATATTTTTATTGGTCAGTTAGTCAAATCACCATCTACACTTACTGTTACAATACCCGGTAATAATTGGCTTCGTGGTCAAGTTATTAATATAACCGGTACTATTAAAAATACTATTGCTAGAATTACTAGTGTAAACAGTTCTGGTGGTATTGTTTCAGCTGAAATTCTTGACTATGGATATGGGCATACACCGGATCAAGAAACTGTAATCTCACCGTACCCAAATAAACCTGTAGGTTCTATAGTAGAGGCAACATCTATATTAGTTTCTATATTACCAAATGTATATCAACATACAATATCTATTGTAGATTATATAGATGGTGTATACGAGAATGTAATAGGTATTTCTGATGCAAATTCACCCAACCAATATTTTCTAGAAGATTATTCTACTGGATATTCGGGTTCTGTTGTGATGGTATCATCATCTACCCCTAGTGAAGCAATTTCTGAAATAGAAAATGCTGGAATTACCATTGAAGAATGGTTAGCATCTAGATCGACATTTGTATATAACACCTCTAACATTGTAAAGATGAAAGGTTATTATATAGATGAAAGTGGTCAGTTATCTAATCAAGAAATTCGACTACAAGATAATTATTTTTACCAGGCATTTTCATATGTCATTCAGACATCTAGAGATATAAATGATTATAGAAATGTACTTAGAATAACACACCCAGCTGGTACTAAATTATTTGCAAATCTGGATAAACATGCATCGTATGATGTGGTGACTTCTTCATCTAGATCTATATCCAACGATGTTATATATCTATTAGATACAGCTACTACAATCGATGTATATCTATTAGAGATGATGAAAACATTCTCGGATTCTGTATCACCCATAGATTATAGAGTTTCAATATTTACTAAATCATTGGTAGATTCAATTGCACCAACGGATAGTTTAAATTATAAAAACTTTACTAAACTGGTTGTAGATTCTGCATCAACTAATGATCAGACTAATATTGAAACATATAAGGTAATTTCAGATTCTGTCAATCCATCAGAATATAAAGAAATCATTTTTACTAAGTTTATTGATGATTCTGCATCAACTACAGATTCTACAGTATTATCCAATATTAAATACATTAATGATTCTGCCACAGCGACCTCTAATGATGTCGCAACATTAAATATATCAACATATGACTTGGAAAATTATTTTGGGGAAAATTATGTTGGTGCTAACTTAGAACTTTCTATAGGATAAAAAATGATCAATGATACAGTAAAAGCCACGGGACAACTAGAAATTATTCTCCGTGATGCTAACGGAAACGTTAAACTTCAAAATACAGTACCGAACTTAGTAGTTACAGTTGGTAAGAATGTGATTGCATCTAGACTAGCAGGCACTGCGACTGCTGTTATGTCTCACATGTCAGTAGGTACATCATCAACTGCACCCGCTGCAAATAATACAATTCTAGGTGCCGAGATCGCCGCTAGTCGAGTCGCACTCACTGTACCAGGTGGTACTCCAGTGACCAATGTTGTAACATATTCTGCGTTATTTAGTGCTGGTGTCGGTACTGGTGCAATCGTTGAGGCTGGTATTTTTAATGACGGTACGGTAGGTTCTATGCTTTGCCGTACAACATTTGCTGTTGTAAATAAAGATATTGGTGACACACTTACTATCAACTGGGCAGTTACTATCGCGTAATTGTAAATAAATATGCCAAATTCTCTAAGACACGATTTCCACTCGGATCTCGCTTCAACCATTTTACATGAAATCCAGTATAAACGGTCTAACTATTACTATTTTTTAGGTAAGGTTGAGGCTTGGAGTTTTGGCGATATCCCACCAAATGATATTCCTGAAGATTCTGATCTAGAAAATTCAATGATTCGCGCAAACTCTGTGTTTATGCGAAAAATAACACCTAATGATATCACACTGGTCACAACTAGATATAACTGGGTATCTGGAACAGTTTTCTCTACATGGGATAATACTAAAAACATGGTCGCCGATAAATTCTATTGTGTGACAGATGAATTTAATGTATATAAATGCCTAGATAATGGAGGAAATTCTGTATCTACAGTAAAACCAACTGGTAATTCGTTTTATGTACTACGTACAAGTGATGGGTATCTGTGGAAATATATGTATACAGTACCTACATTCAAACAATCCAGATTTATGAATCCGGTAAATTTACCAGTTCAGAAAGCACTTACAGATTCATTCTACAATAGAGGATCTATCGATGCTGTTGCAATTGTAAATGCTGGATTTGGTTATACAGATGCACCTTTAACTACCGTAACAGTTACTGGTACTACTACTGGTGCTGGTGCAGTTGGTACAATTGTGTGTGGAATTGTCGGTAATATTACAAGTGTAATTATTACAGATGGTGGTAGCAATTACACTGCAGGTGTAGGTATTGATTTTGATACAGTTGGTGGAACATCTGCTAAATGTACTGCAGTTATCTCAGGTGGTATCATTACAGATATTACTATCATTAATGGCGGTATAGGATATACAACTGGGGAATCAATATTATTCTCTATTGGTGGTGGCATAGTTATACCCTCTGTCTCTAGAGAAACTGGGTCTATTACTTCTCTAACTATTATAAATGGTGGTAATGGGTATACATCTGCTCCTACACTTACCGTAAACGGTATCGGTGGTACGGGTAAATATGGAAATCCTACGGCATTGATTACTAGTGTGATTTATCAGGGTTCGATTGTCGGCACAAATATAACCGATCCCGGATTAGATTATCCCGTAGATACTGCAACTAGTATTGTTGTTCAGGGTGATGGTACTGGTGCGTTGTTTAGTCCAGTAATATCAGATGGTAATATTGTAGATGTGATTGTAGAAAATTCTGGTGTTGGCTACACTAATATGATATTAACTGTCATTGGTGCAGGTTATGAAGCAAAACTAACACCAATCATTGGTGTATCAGATTTCACTTCTAATCAATCAATTGTAGAACAAACGACAGTAATTGGTGCAATTTTCTCTATCATCGTAGAAATTAATGGTACTGATTATTCTGACCAAACTACCGTAGTTGTTACAGGTGATGGTATTGGTTGTACTGCATCACCAGTTATTTCAGGTGGTATAATTACACATATTATTGTGCATACATACGGTTCCGACTATACATATGCAACAATCTCATTTGTCGATCCAATTAGAAATACAACGGTAGATCTAATTGACTGTATAGCATATGCAATCATTCCCCCAAATAGGGGTCATGGGTATGATGCTGTAAATGAGTTATTCGGTTCAACCCTAGCTATTAATACTTCATTGCGTCAAGATACAAATCTAAATAAAATATTGCAAGATTATAGACAGTTTGGGATGATAAAAAACCCAACGAATATAGTTACAGGTAGAGTATTAGATATCGAATCAAGTTTACTAACTCATGAAGTAACATTTAATACTGTTACCGATTTAATCATCGATGAAATTTTAATCTTCAATCAGATAAAATTTAGAGTAATCTTGATCACAGGCAATAATGTACATTTACAACAACTTGGTATTAAATATACAAACCCTATTGGTGTATTTTATTCTGAGATAGAAGGCACTAGATCGTACACATCTATTGCATTAATATCGTCACCAATTGCCAATAAGTATTCGGGAAGTTTATTGTATGTATCGAATGAGAATCCATTTACATTCAATCAGGAACAAGGTATTACCATCAAGACATTCTTGAAATTCTAAATATGACTACAAATCTAAATACAAATCCATACTACGACGATTTCGCATCGTCTAAGAATTTTCATCAGATCCTTTTTAAACCGGGATATGCTGTACAGTCGCGAGAATTAACTCAGAGTCAGTCTATTTTACGAGATCAGTTGTCGAAATTTGGTGGTCATGTATTCAAACATGGATCTGTTGTATTACCAGGTAATACCAGTTCGGATTTGAATGTTTGTTATGTTAAATTAGCTAGTTTACCGCAGAATATCAGTACCTATATTGGTGGCACAGTAATCGGAACATCTGGATTGACTGCTAATATTAGATCTGCTACAGATCCAACTCTTGTAGATATCTACTCAACATTATTTGTATCTTATTCAAATACCGGGACTAGCGGCGAACGAGTTTTTGGTGATGGTGAAGTACTTACAATTACGACTACGACAGGCGCAACTCATACACATACTACCACGGATGCTGTTACTGCATGTGGTGGTGCAGCAATGGCATTCATTAATGATGGTGTATTTTTTGTTAATGGTACATTCGTAGAAGTTGCTAAACAATCGGTTGTCATCTCAAAATACACTAATGTACCTGATTGTAAAGTTCTATTGAAAATCACAGAATCAATCGTAGACCAAACTATGGATGATTCTCTATTAGATACTGCACAGGGTTCTTATAATTATGCAGCTCCTGGTGCAGATAGATTAAAAATTACTCTAACATTGACTTCTTTGTTGAATTCTGAAGTTGTTGGAGCAGATTATGTAGAACTGATGAGATTTGAAGAAGGCATTTTAGTCGAGCATGCGCGATATGCAAAATACAATGAACTTGAAAAAAATCTAGCTAGACGCACATATGATGAGTCTGGCGATTATATTTCTGCGGGTCTAAAGTTATCAGTACATGAGAGTATCAAAAAACAATTCAATGGTGGTAAAATAATCAATGGTTCTGCAGATGATTATGCTATTGAAGTATCTGCAGGTAAAGCATATATCTCTGGTTTTGAATCTGAGATTGTTTCAACTAAAGTTATTGCTGCACCAAAAGGTAGATCATTAAGTAATCCAAATCATATTAAAAATAAAAATATTTCATTGTCCCCAAACTTTGGACAATATTTTTATGTAACCAATTTAAAATCTTTACCTAATTTCGGGTCTCGCACTGTGGTGAGTTTGTATAATTCTATTGCAACAGACGGTACTGCAGTTCTTATAGGTACAGCAAAAGTAGTTGCAGTTGATTTGCATGAATCTAATTCGAGTGATCAAAGTTCTATATTTAGACTTTATATTATTGACATTTCGTCAACAGCAGATTTGAATACTATTGGATCTATTAGATATTCTGGTGGTTCATGTGATGTGTTACATAAATTGACTGTACCCGTATCTGGAGCCGATTTTGTACAGAATGAAATCGTATCGTATCTAACCAATGTAGCAACTGTTTGTAAGTGGATCAGATCGACGTCTTCTCTATATGTATACAAACATACGACTGCAACAATTCCAAGTATAGGATTTAAAATTACCGGTGGTACATCTTCTGCAAATGGCGTCATTGGTGCGAACTCGTATATTCAATCAAATGTATCAAGCACACCGATCATTGAATTACCTGTATCTGCAGCATATAAAGTAAAACGTAATATCGGAACTCCAGCAGTCCCCGTATATTCTCCAAATATTACATATAAAGTTTATAAAGAAATCTCTATTACTTTATCTGGTGGTACTGGTAGCACAACTATTTCTGGCGGTACAATTGATCCTATTGAAGCCGGTAATGCTATAGTCACGTCGGCAACTGCTACATTATCTACGTCTACGCTTACATTATCTGGTGACGGATTAACTGTCACATATACAGGTGCCGGGGCAGATGGCGCAGTAATTAAAATTATCTGTGCTGTTACCAAGACAAATGTGACGCAACGTAGCAAAACTCTTGCTTCAAATTCATCATCTCCAGATATTGGATTAACTCCTTCGGCCAACGTAGTATTAACAAAGGCAGATATATATCGTCTAACTTCTGTATTGTCATCTGTAGATGGTGATGTTACTTCTAGATATATGTTGAACAACGGTCAAACTGACTATGCATATATGCCAGGGAGTTTAGTTCTTGTCGGAGATTTACCTGGTGGTACATTAACCGCTGTGTATGAATATTTTATTCATTCGGGTACAGGTGATTTTTTCAGTGTCGATTCATATGCAGATTCTGGATTACTAGAATATTATACATCTATCAGTGAATACAATTCACCATCTAATAATACAACATATGACCTTAGAAACTGTTTAGACTTCAGACCTAAGTTTGATACAGTAACCAATACAATAGACATGATAATCGTAGATTCGCGTGTTTCTACCGATATACAGTATTATGTACCACGTATTGATTCTGTGATGATAGGAAAGACTGGAAATCTGTATGTAAACTATGGTGTTCCTGCAGAATCCCCAGTATCACCATCTGTTACCGCCGAAGCTATTGAATTGGGTACTGTTTTTGTGCCAGCATATACATATAGCATATCTGATATGTCTGTATATCCATCAAAATTTAAGGGATATAAGATGTCAGATATTAGGAATATTGAAGATAGAGTATTCAATATCGAGCAATATTCGTTATTATCACAGACTGAACAATCTATCGTCAACTATGATGTGATAGACACCGCAACTGGATTGAGTAGATATAAATCTGGTTATTTAGTAGAGACGTTCATAGATCCATTGAAAATTGCAGATTTTCAGAATCCAGAATTTTTAGTATCATATGTTGGTGAAAGAATTAAACCTGCGATGGAGAAATTCTCTGTTGATATGGAATATGTATCTGGTACTGGATTAGTATCAGAGAATGTCACAAATAAAAATAAATTAATTACTCTACCATACACGTCGGTTATATTTACAGAACAATTAAGTTCTACACGTGTTTCTAATATTAATCCGTTTGCAGTATTTTCTTGGAAAGGCGAATTGAATATTGTACCTTCAGTAGATAAATTCGTTGTGTTTAATATTTTACCTCCAATTTTCAGAACTGTAACAAATGTAGTAGTGGAAAATGTTACTGTAGAAGTTCCTAGACCGTGGGGGTTCCAGCCAGAACCAGGAGCGAATGTAGCGTTTGCACCAATCTCTCAAGCACTAATAGAAGCAACCGGAAATACTACAGCTGCTGGAGCGCTTACTCAAGCTGTACAGTGGCACTCAACTGCGAATGATCTTGGTGGTAGAAATGATCCAAACCCTGCAAACTGGTGGTGGATTCCTTAATTAAATAATGTATCAACACAGGAATTTTAAATAATGGCAACTACAAGACGTACGGATATTATCAGTGAAGTGGCTATCGCATTTATGCGAGAGATGGATTTAAGATGGACAGTTACTAATGCTAAACCAAATACAAAGCTGTACGCTTTCTTTGATGGTGTTTCAGTTGATGATCAAGTAACACAAACTGGCAGTACTATCGGTGCAGGAGTTACTACAAATTCTGCAGGTCAACAGACTGGTACGTTCCATGTTAAACCATTTACATTTACAACGGGTACCAAACTATTGAAATTTCAGGATACTCCAGAATTTACATCTGGTTCAATTCCTGGATCTACAGTATCTTCTGCCGAGGGTAAATTTACATCTGAAGGTATTTTACGTACAACTCGGGATACAATTACCACAGTAAATACTGTTGTTGAAACTGTTACTACTACGGTAGATGTTATCGGTGGTCTAGGTGATCCTTTAGCACAATCATTCTTTACACATGGTGTTACAGGTGGTGTAAATGTAACTGCAATCGATGTATTCTTCCAATCTAAAGAAGTAAATGGTGGTGTACCCGTAACTCTAGAAATCAGAGAAATGGTTGCAGGATACCCTTCTCCAAAACTGGTTTCTCAGTTTTCACGTGTATTAAAACAACCCGCTGATATTATTGTATCTAGCACAGGGGTAATCCCAACTAGATTCACTTTTGACGTACCTATTTTCTTACCGGAAAATCGTGATTGGTGTTTTGTATTGTTATCCAATTCAGATCGATATCATGTCTGGACAGCTAAACTGGGTGAGAAATCTCAAGAGACTGGATTAACTATTTTTGAACAACCGTTTATCGGTACGATGTTCAAATCAGAAAATAATGTAACTTGGACAACAGATTCTACAGAAGATATTAAGTTTACTATTCATAGAGCAAAATATACTACCGGGGCAGGCGCAGCCGTTGTGTTGAAATCAAAAGCCAATAAGTTATTAATCTATGGTTCTGCAATGTCGGTTGTTTCTGGATCAAATCTAGTTACGATCAAGTTCAATCATATGCACGGTTTGCGCAATTCAGATAAAGTTCGACTATTAGCACCTACAGATACATCTACATATAGAGGCATAACTGCAGCACAATTAAGCGGATTATATATCGCAACTGTTGTCGATGAATATACTGTAAAGGTTCAGTTAGCCGCAGGAACTTTCACTTCAACTGGAACACTTAAAGTTCCTGGTATTGTAAATGAAATTCAAGTAGATGCTGGTGGTACCGGATATAATACAACTCCTACTGTGGAAATTGTCGGTGCAAATACTACACAGGCAACAGCTACTGTTCAAACTTCTGGTGGTGTTATTACTGGTGTAACTATTACTAATCCAGGTGCTGGATATATTGTAGCACCAACGGTAGTGCTTACTGGTATAGGTTCTGGTGCCAGTCTTGCTCTGATTGCAGAGACAGTTATCCAAGTAGAGACTAATCGTGTATATGATGAAATTCTACCTAGAATTGCTAATTTTGCACCAGCATTTTCATATGTTACATCTACTCTAAAAACGACAACTTCAGATTATGCTGTACAGGATATTTTCCCTGTGATGTTGAATGTTGGTCAAGTAATGCCAAATAAATCAATATTGGTATCATCCGATAATGGTACAGCATTTTTACCCGGACAGACAAGCACAGAGTTGGTACTCAATCTATTGTCGGATAATGCTAATGTGTCTCCAATTGTATCTCTATCAGAGACTCCAACGATTGAGTGTAAGGCATATATTATTAATAACCAGACATCTTATGAGTCTCTACTCACTACGACTACTTCTGGTTCTGGTTCTATATCAAGTATTAATATTAATGCTGGTGGCACTGGTTATTCATCAACTGCAATTACTATCTCTGCACCAAATATTAGTACAGGAGTCCAGGCAGTAGCAACAGCAATCCTTACGTCTACAGTAGTAACTGGCATTACTATATCAAATTATGGTTCTGGATATACTTCACCACCTACATTAACGATGACTCAGGTAGTCGGATCTCCTGCTACATTGGTGAGCACACTTACGCCATTCAATACAGAGTTATTGCCAACTGGTGGTTCTGCTAAATCTAGATATATTACCAAACCAATTTCTCTAGCTACTGTATCAACTGGTGTATCTATTTTCGCATCAATTTATTCTGGTGTACATTCATCGGTAGATTTTTATTTTAGAACATCACTGAAATCTGATTCTTCTACTCACACATCATTGCCGTGGAATATGATGAAATGTGATATTTCTAGAAATATGTCTACAAAGGTAGAAGAATTCTTGGACTATACATTTTATCTAAATGATCTACCTAAGTTTGATATTTACGACATAAAAATAATTCTTCGCACTACAGATAGAAAATCGATTCCAGAAGTGGATAATTATAGAACTATTATATTAGCAACATGAAGCAGATAATCGATAGTTCTGGTCAGCCCATCAATGGAATGTTCAGAAATTCAGATGGATCTTTATCGTTAAATATAAGCAATGAATATAAGAAAAATAAATTAGTACATGATAATTTTAATAAGTTGTCATCAGAAATTTTGGAATTGAGAGAACAAATGAAATTAATATTGGAAAAACTAAATGGCTAATGTAACATACAGAGCATCACTGACTCCTACTATACCTGGATCGACTACGGTGAAAAATTCACCACTGACGAATCTAGAGGTAGACGCAAATTTCAAGGCTCTTAACGACGATATTCAGACTAAAACTACACCAGCTTATGCGGATTCAACCGCATCAACACAAGCTATAGTTATGTCAATTGCGCTCGGTTAATTAAGGAATAATAATGGCTTCTTCATTTAAAAACGCTCTGGCTGCATCTGTAGGTACTGTGAATACAGATATCTACACAGCACCAGCACTTACGGCAACAACTGTCATCGGATTATCGTTGGCTAATATTGCTGCAACTACAGTAACAGTAACAGTAACATTAACCAAGGGTGGTACTACTGTAAATATTATTAAAGCTGCGCCTATTCCAGTTGGATCATCACTGATTCTATTTGGTGGTGATCAGAAATTAGTATTGGAAACTGGAAATAAATTTAGTGTCATTTCTAATACTGCTGCTTCTGTAGATGTAGTGGTATCAGTTCTGGAGATTAGTTAATCATGGCACTAACTAGAATTCCTACATCCGGTATCACTGACCTATCGGTGACAACTGCAAAACTTGTAAATAATTCAATCACTACATCTAAACTTGCACCTACAATTGCTGGTTCATTCATTACTGTATCAGGTGTATCTAGCTGCTATATCAATGCTACAGTTGCTTATACAATAACAAATTATAATTCTGCAACGACCTACACAGTAAATTCTCCTATATTAGGAACAGTTTCTATGTTAACTGATACAATTACATTTATATGTGGTGCTACTTCAGGTGCTGCTTCATTTATTTTATCAGATGGCAATTTTAATAAATCAATTACACTTACAGTAAATCCCGCCGGTATTTTAGCACCTAGTATTACTAGCCCAACAACTGGTGCAATTAATATTACAGAAACTCCGACATTTACTACTTCAGAATTTACAACAGTTGGTTCTAGTGATACGCATGCATCTACTACATGGGAAATCTGGACCGGATCAAACGGAACTGGGACACTTGTACATACGTCAGTCAATGATACAACTAATAAAACATCATATACATTAGCTACTGGTATATTAAGTGTATCTGTTTTATATTATGTTCGTGCTAAACATACAGGTACTACTCTAGGTAGTTCGCAATTCTCGTCTGATGTATCGTTTACTACATCCGCGTCTTTTGGTGGTAAGATTGGTGTAGCTGGAGCAATGGGATTTGGTATAGGTAATTATGTGGGAACATTACCATCTGGATTCTCTAATACATCGTCAAATACGGATGTAAATCATGCAAATTATGGCAACTATACATATACAGATGGATCTGTGATGTGTTTCGTTCCTAAATTCTATTACAGAATCGGACATACATCATCACCTAATTATGCAACATATGGATTAAATGCTGTCGATATTGTCGGTATTGATACATTTGCATCAACATCTGCAGCTAATACTGCGGGATATGCTTTACATAGAGCATTTATTGACGGAGGTATTGAGAAATCAGGATTCTTCTTTGACAAATATAAATGTTCTAATGGTACTGTAAGTAATACAGGAACTTTAACTGGAGCTATTAAATCTCAGTTTGGTGGAGTTCCTATTTCATTAACTACGACATCAACATACACACGTAGTCAGAATTATGTTACTACAGAGGGTACATGTACCGGTATTTTAGCTGATGGTGTTATGTTGGCAAGAACTCGTGGTATTGGTGTGTTTAACGTACCCACGATTTTCATGTATTCTGCACTTGGTATGTTAAGTTTAGCACACGGTCAATCCTCGACCGGAGTATCTGCATGTGCATGGTATGATGCTACATTAACAACTAATTTCCCAAAAGGTTGTAGTAGCGGATCACTGACTGATACTAGTGATGGTACAGTTACTTATGTAACTGCTGGGGATAGTGGTTCTTCAGCAAAACCTAAAACTGGAGCCACTGCAAATTTTAATAAAACTACACACAATGGTCAAGCAAATGGTATTGCTGATTTGAATGGTGGTATGTATGAATTGATGTTGGGGCTTACAAATTCTGGATCATCTGCAACAGATAATGTAATTATTAACACCAATAGTATGTATATACTGAAACAGTCTGTTTCGTATCTCACACTAAAAGGTGGTTGGAATACTACTAATGATGCTTGGCAAAATAGTTCAAACATTACTGCATCTTATGACGTATTAACTACAACCGCAACATTCTCTGCTGTGGGAGATGTTAATTGGGGTAATTCTACAAATCAAGTATTTTCTCCAGCTACTACTGGAAATAATTGGTTAAATACGGGTGCAGGATTGCCATTAAATGATACTTCCACTAACACAATAGGGACCAATTTATTTGGCATGGATTTACTGTATAAATATAATTGTGCAAATATGACTCCCCTGTCTTGTGGCGACTGGAGCGGCGGTGCGAGTGCTGGGTTGTTCTATCGCATCTTCACTAGCTCTCGCTCCGACGGCGACAATCACGCTGGGTTTCGTGCGAGTTCGGTAGGTGCGTAGCACCGTGTAACCTGTTTAGGGTGCCGATAGGCATCCCGACAATAATTAAGGTATAAATAATGGAAGATACTGAGCGTACAAAATTATATAACGACATCATAGATTTACTCAAACATATGAATGATTATCTAAAACACTTCCCAAAAGAAGAGAAATATGGTCTTGTTCAAGAAATTAAGAAGACTGGGTTGGATATGATGAAATTGTATATTAAGTGTTATAAGCAGTATCATAATAAAACTTCTAAGCAAGAACTAGATATCTCACATGAAACATTTCGGGTAATGACTAGACTTGCTTATGAGATGCATTATTTTGAATTCAAAGATGGTGTTAGAGACATGACAGAACCTAAGGTTTTATCTGCCCATCGCTATGCTGTTTTATCAAAGAAGATAGACAACATAGGAAAGAGAATTGGTGGTTGGCTAAAAATCAATCCTCAATGAGGTATGTAATCAATATGACTCCCATGTCTTGTGGCAACTGGAACAACGATACGAATGCTGGGTTGTTCTATCGCAACTTCAATAACTATCGCTCCAACGACAACAATAACTATGGGTTTCGTGCGATCTCCGCTTTAACGTAACAATCAGAAATGATATATTCGAGCCGAAATGAGATTACATATCTTGCATTATTGCGAACTCTGCAGAAGTCCTCGACTTAGTACGTAACAGGAACCCTCGAGGACTTTAACTTGGCTAAAACATTCAATAATCTATATGAACAATTACTTTCATATAAAACTTTAGAAACTGCATTTTATAAAGCGGCATTGGGTAAATCCAATAAAAAAGTTGTATCAGATTTTAGAAATAATTTACCCGTAGAATTATTAAATCTATTACACAAATTAAATTCGGATACATACACACCACTACCATATAAAGTCTTTGATGTATACGAACCTAAGAAGAGAACAATACATGCACCACATTTCCGTGATGTTGTCATTCAAAGAGCTATATATGATATTATAGAACCTATATTTGAGACAACATTTATCTGTGATTCGTATGGTTGCAGAACTGGTAAAGGTACTCACAGAGCATCAGATACAGTACAGAATCTGATGCGCAAGGTTCCATCAGATTCTTATTATCTGCAGATGGATATTGCAAAGTATTTCTATAATATTGATAGAACCATATTAATATCATTACTCAAAAAGAAAATAACGGATCAGAGATTATTAACTCTAATCGGAAAGTTTTTACCAAATGAGACAGGTATTCCTATTGGAAATTTACTCTCACAATTATTTTCTAATATTTACCTAAATGTTGTTGACCAACACTGTAAGCGTAAACTCGGTGTAAAGAATTATGTTAGATATGTAGATGATTTTATCATTATAGGTACAACAAAAGAAGATATTAATATATGTCTTGTTTCTATAAAAGAAATTGTTAATACACTAAAATTAAAACTATCTAGATTTACTATACAGAAGATAAATAGAGGAATTAATTTCTGTGGATACAGAACATGGAATAGAACAAAATTTCTTAGAAAGAAATCGATTTATAAATTTAAAGTCGTATTAAATAAAGTAAACGTAAGATCAATAATGTCATGTATAGGACATTCTAAACCAACTGCAAATTATTCACGTCTAATTAAATTAACTGAGAACACAATGTTATTCCCAGAGATATTGTAAGCAATACCTGGTTCCTGAAGTACCCCAGAAATAGAGATGATCAGATTCTGGGCAGTTCCTGGAGACATAGCAATACCAGCAACTGCACATAGGAAAGTCGTAGTTACTGAATTGAATGTCAGCCCATCAAGTTTTTTGAATGCACCAGATAAAGGTGCGTTGCCGATATATGTCATTGATATCCCTTAGATGATTTTATCGAGTTTTGCTTTATATTCAGTTTCATATAAAGCATTAATTTTCGTATATCGAGTCATGATCCGATTCATCATATCAACTGGATCTTCAGAATCAGATCGCAATTTCACTGCACCAGAATCTAGTGCAGCAACAAATCCAGATACTCTGTCTTTATATGCGGTTCTGATAGGTTCAGATATAAGTGTACCAGATAATACTTCGTTGGAAACTCTAGCAGATAGAACTAATGCAAATTCACACATTTTCATACAATCAGCTAACATATCTTGCACATCACCAACTTCCATTTCAAGTTTTCCACGAAATGTTTCTTTCTCTAGTTTAGGCAACGCAAGACTTTTTAATAATTCTACATCAGTTACTTGAACTAAAATCAATTCTTGAACAGGCAACACTATATCATCAGGAACTGAAATATAATATTCATCACCTACTTTACCGATATTGATGATCTCATTTTTCTCAGTGTTCTTAAAGTGTTGTATAAACCCAGTAGGTCCAGTTTCAACAATTGGTGTACTACTTGGTTCTGTAGGTGAAATTAATACAGTTACCGATGGTGCAATTACTGCAGCTAAATTAGCCAACAATTCGGTTACGACTACTGCAATTCTTGATGCTAATATAACTTCTGGTAAACTAGCACCAGGTGTTGCAGTGGATAATCTAGGGTTCACACCTTATAACGCCACAAATCCTTCGGGGTTTATCAGTAATGGCGCTAATTCATACACAGGGGCACAGACTGGTGGGGATAATATTCTAAGTAGTTGGTTACTCAGAGATACTGCACTTGTTTATGTAGATAAAGGTACTGTAGGTACTGGTACTGTGACATTTAATTATTCTACTGGATCTTGTCAGAGATTGCAAGTTTCTGGTGCGTTAACTATTGGACTCAGCAACTTCCCACCTACTGGAAATCTTGGTGTGATGCAATTAGAACTTGTAAATGCTGGTTCTGCTACAGTCACTATGCCCGACATCAATTGGATTAAATTGGATGGTACGTTTACTACAAGTATTTCTACATATCTTAGTAATATTTCTAGGAATACACTTCAGACCACAGGAACTGATTTTATTATGATATGGAGTAGAGATGGTGGAACTACAGTATATGGTAAGATTCTATGAGTGAGTTAGCTTTATTAACTGGAGCAGATACTAAAGGTAGTAAGCTGTACGTCGATGACGTATTCAGCGCGTACACATACACGGGCAATGGTTCCACACAGACGATCACCAACGGGATTGATCTGGCGGGTAAGGGTGGGATGGTTTGGACGAAGCAGCGAAATGGGGTGGATACACACAGCGTACAGGACACTGTAATAGGCACTACGAAGACGCTTTGCACTGCCTCTTCAGGAGCTGCTCCTATTAACAGTACGTGTGTATCTGCCTTTAACTCTAGTGGTTACTCTGTAGGGTCATATTGGGACGTTAATACCGCAGATAAAAACTACGTAAGCTGGACCTTTCGCAAAGCCCCGAAGTTCTTCGATGTGGTGACTTATACGGGGAATGGCGTAGCATCTAGAATGCTATCACACTCTCTAGGTGGTTCTGTTGGGATGCTAATTATTAAAGCAACTAGCACCACAGGTGATTGGTATGTGCTACATCAATCCGTTATTGGGGATTTGTACCTTAATACCACTGCTGCCAAAACAGCAAGCAATATCAACTGGGCTTCATCTACTCAGATTGAAGTTAATGGTGTGCAGAATACTAATGGCGTCACCTACGTCGCCTACCTATTCGCCCACGACACCAGTGCTGATGGAATTATTCAGTGTGGAAGTTTTACGACTGATGGTAGTGGTAATGCTACGGTGAATCTTGGGTGGGAACCACAGTATGTGATGGTGAAGTCGTCAAGCATCAATACGACAGGGTGGGAAATATATGACCAAATGCGGGGTTGGAATGCTATTGGAGGTAATAGAAACAAAATAGAGGCAAATGCAACTGCTGCTGAATCTGTCTACGGACAAGGGCTAGTCGCTGCGTACCCAACCGCCAACGGGTTTACATACGCAGTAAATTTAGGAGGTTATCAAAATACCACTTTCATCTACCTAGCCATCCGTCGCCCCAACAAACCCCCCACACTAGGTACGCAGGTTTACAACGCGATTGCACGTGCGGGTACAGGTGCGGTCGCTACGGTTACTGGTGTTGGGTTTGCTCCTGATTTGGTTATTTCTGGAAAAAGAACTGGGGCCGCTACTGGCTCAGCATGGTTTGACAGATTACGCGGGAGCCTTAATGTACTACAATCATATGCTGTATCAGCAGAATCAACTACTGTCGGTACAATTACTAGTTTTGATATGGATGGTGAAACTCTGGGTAATGACACTGCTGGATATATAAACAAAGTTGGGCCTACATATGTAAACCACTTCTTCAAACGTTCACCTGGTGTGTTCGATCAGGTCTGCTATACGGGGACTGGGGCCGTATTGGCGGTCCCACATAGTCTTGGCACGGCTCCTGAATTGTTACTTTGCAAAAGTAGAAGTTCTTCTGCTGACTGGTCTGTATATTCAAACGCAGTTGGAGCAACACATAGATTATTGCTCAGTAACTCTGATGCGCCTACTGTAAACGGGTCATGGAATAACATAGACCCAACAAGTAGTGTGTTTACGGTTACTGGTGCGGCCACAGTTGGATCTGTTGGTGTAACCTACGTAGCCTACCTATTCGCCACCAAAGCAGGTATCTCCAAAGTAGGCACCTACACAGGCAACGGTTCCAGTCAAACCATCAATTGCGGCTTTACTTCAGGCGCAAGATTCATCCTTATCAAGCGCACTGACTCAGCAGGTGACTGGTTTACATGGGACACAGCACGCGGCATCGTAGCAGGTACTGATCCACATCTGAGTCTCAATTCATCGGCAGTGGAAGTAACAACTGATGATTCGATTGATCCAGATACCTCTGGCTTCATTGTCAATCAAGTAGCTGCTACCAATATCAATGTGACTTCTGCTACCTATATCTTCTTGGCTATCGCTTAAAGGAATCCCATGAATTATATCAATACAACTACAAATCAATATCCTGTTTCCGAGAATGAGATTCGTGCAACATATCCAAACACTAGTTTTTCGGTGCCTTTCCAAGCGCCAGAACCTTATGTAGGTGTATTCCCTGCACCAACTCCTATGTTCGATCATATTAGCCAATCTATCCGAGAAGTTACGCCTATACTTACGAATAAAGGTCATTGGGAGCAAGTATGGGAAGTTGCATCATTATCCGTTGAGCAGATCGCAATAAACAAAGCAGAATTTTTAATTGCGCTTCAAACTAGCATTGTCCAAGCTACACAATCTCGTCTCGATACATTTGCTAGAGCGCGTAACTATGACAGTATCCTAAGCGCCTGTACTTACGCAACTTCTGCGGTTCCACAGTTTGCTGCAGAAGGTCAGATTGCAGTAGATGCGCGTGATGCAACTTGGATGTCTCTATACACATTATTAGCCGAAATACAAGCAGGCACTCGCGATGCCCCAACGAGTTTTGAAGATATTGAGTTATTGCTACCAGAATTAACTTGGTAAGTTAATGTTTAAAGCTGCCCTATCGTCGCTGTCATCATCTATATTTTCAACTGTAAAAGATACAGTAAATGAATATAGACCATCAACGTCTAATGTTACTGCTGGAGTATTCAATAATCTGGCGCAGCAGGGTATCGCAAATTTATCTTATCGATCTCCGATATTAGCTTCGCTAGCACAATCTGCACTCCAGAATTTTCAATTAGAATTATTGAAAAAACAGAAATTACAAGAGTATGTAAAATCAGATAAAGCGGATTGGCTTCGTTCACCTACACGTGAAAAGATGGGTAAAGATACTTCTACAGAAAAGATAGAGGCAGAGATGATGAAGATCATTTCGAAAATGTCCGATGCCATAGATAAAGAAGGTGTAGAAGCAGCAAAGAAATCTGGAAAATTCAAAGAATACGAAAAGTTCTTTGAAGAATTCAAGAAATCAAAATCTGAACCTGCTCTAGAAGCTTCACAACAAAGTACAGAACCAGTCAATAATGACTCAGCAATTCTCACTAGAATTGAAGGTAACACTAATCGTACCGTCAATGTATTAGAGGAATTGGCAGTTCAAAATTTTGGTCGAGGAACATCTGTCGCACCAGAAGGAAATAAAAGATCGTTTATAGATCCAATGACAGGAATGCCTAGTATATCTGCGGCAGTAGGTTCTGTTGGTGGTGATATTCTGTCTAAGATATTTGATGAAAATACTATAAATAAAATATCAGATAAAGTTAAATCTATATTTTCTGGATTAGGCAATACAGTCACTTCTGTAAAACCCAAAACTACAGAAACAGTATTAAAAGAAAAGGCTGAAGTTCTACGATCAGAAACTGTTTTATCTGAAAATTCAGAAGTTGTAAAACCTGAAACTGTAAAACCTATTCAATCTGGAAATACAACCGAATCAACAAAAGAACAGATAGCAAATATCAATTTGTTTTCTGCAAATATGCAGAAAACTGCAGATGAATCGCTCGGAGAATTGAAGAAAATATCAGTCGCTGTTGAAAAACAGGTTATACCTACTAGTCCAGATAAAGAATCTACCCCTAAGACTAAAACAAATAGATCTACTAGAGAATCTGCCGTAGACAAGACTTTAAAAACTACCCAAGAAAAAATAGCGACTAAACCACAAGCAAGAATACCAAAGGGTCAACCCGGTGCTGGAAGATTTACTAAAGTAATTGAATCAGTAACGCCTAACAAATTAACAACCGTTGCAGAGACTGCTGGTAAAGGAATACTACCTACAGCCACAAGAACAGTAGGTGCTACAGCAGCAAGGGTTGTAGGAGGTAGTTTATTGGGTGGTCTAGGTAGTTTAGTATCTGGCACGGTAGGTACATTGGCAGCTGGCGCAGCCGGTGTCGCTGCCGCAGGTGCTGGTGGGTATATGTTAGGGTCAAAGGTACTAAATCCACTTATCAATAAAGGTATTTCTGCAGCAACTGGCAAAGATAATACATTGGGTGGTTGGATTTATGACAAGATGCACCCGGAGACTAAAGATGCTGTTATACCTAAACGAAACGATAAACTGCAAGCAGTTAAATCAACAGATGCAACACAGATCAAAAAACTAACAGACATTAAAACTAAACAAGATATTGCAAAGTCTACACCACAGGCACCACAAATTGTTGCATTAAATAGTAACAGTTCTGCTCAAACATCAGCGTCTCAAGGACAATCATTAATTGTAGGAACATCTATTAGAAATACAGATTCTACATTTGAGAGAGTACAGATGCAGGATTTTTGGCCCAGAACATCGTAAGTAACATTAATAGTATGACTAACACCCAAAAAATAATTTCGGCATTTACTAGAGTATTGTGGGATTCTGATCTTATAGCGTCAAGAATTACGCTTGCTATGGGTGAATTTTTTTGGGCTATTATGTTATTGTGGACCGGTAATACTTTCGGTAGACCTACGTATACCCATATGGCAGCGGTAATGAGTGAAGAGGCATGGGGATTAATTTTCCTAATTTCATGCTTCACGCAATTAACCATTGTTCTTATGGATGATCTGCATTCTAGATTCGCAAGATATTTTGCATGCTGGAACGCGTTACTTTGGTCGTATACCGTGGTGTCAATGTTACTCTCTGTATATCCACCGCCAGCTGCTATTGGCGGTGAAATGGCGATGGCATTATCGGCAATTTGGATTTGGTTACGACCATACGCTTTAGTAGAAGGATACGCCCGTGCAGCAAGACAATATCAATAATCCAGGACGTAGAGCATCAGATCTTACTCCGTCTGGATTACCACCAACAATTTATGATGTATGGAAGTTGCTCGTGGAAGTTAATGAAGGATTGGCTGAAGTTAAACGCCAACAAAAAGAACATGCATCAGCATTTATTAAAGATGATCTAGATCGTCCTGACTTTGATGGACATCGTAAATCTCATATTAAATTGGTTAAAGCAGAAGAGATTGTTCAAGAATATAAGATGGATGCAACCAAGAAAATCCTTGGTGCCGCAATCGTGTTTATTCTAGGGTTATTGTCATCTGGTGTGGCGGTTAAAATTGGAGAACATGTAAAATGAGCGTGCATTCTAGACAAGAGATGATTAACTATGCACTGAGAAAACTTGGTGGTGGTGTCGTTAATATTTCAGTTACTCCAGAGCAAATCGATGATCGCGTAGACGAAGCGTTACAGTTCTTCCAAGATTTCCATCATGATGGTACAGAACGGATTTATCTTAAACATCAAGTATCTGGTACACAGATCAATGTAACTTCTGCAGCGAACTTTATAGTAGGCGAGGTAGTGACAGGGTCATCTGGATGCACGTTTAGAATAGAATCTATTGATCTTACCCAGAACGCTCTCATAACGTCAACCGTATATCTTGGGCAACGCCAGGAGTACCAGTTCTTACCTCTAGAGGTAATTACCGGTGGTTCGTCATTTGCTAGTACTACAGTGATATCCAAGATTCAGGGAGACATTGAAAACCGATGTGTTCCAGTTTCTGATATGGTAACAGGTGTAATCAGAGCTATCCCATGGTGGCATATCACCAACAAATCTACATATGAGTTCGATCCACAATATCAAGTTGTAATGACAACGTTCCAGAATTTAGCATCATCATCAATGATCTATTATTCTCAGCTTATGTCGCATATCTCTATGTTAGATCAGATTCTAAGACCTATCGATTCACTTAGATTTAATCGTAAGATGGGTAAGATCTATCTAGATTTTGATTGGACAACTGCACATATTGGTGGATATCTGATTTTTGAGTGTTATCGAATCCTAGACCCAGAAGTGTTTACTTCTATCTATAACGATAGGATGCTCAAGAAATTAGTTACTGCTAAATTAAAGTATCAATGGGCACAAAATATGTTACTTTACTCTGGTATCCAATTACTAGGTGGTGTTACTGTAGATGCTACTTCATTGATGGCTGCTGCGGTCGCTGAAATTGAATCTGCCGAACATGAAATTAGAGAAAGTTATTCTGAGCCTCCGCTCGGTTTCCTAGGATAAAACATGAAAAATATTGAAGAAGCAATTGACGAAATTATCTCCGTTGAGGGTGGATATGTAAACGATCCGGTTGATAAGGGTGGTGAGACTAATTTCGGCATCACTAAAGCCGTAGCACTAGCATTTGGTTATACTGGTGCAATGATCGATTTAACTAAAACACAGGCGCACGGTATTTACTTCAACAGATATTGGGTTCAACCTAATTTTCATGAAATCTATAAACGTAGTCCTACAATTGCATTTGAACTTTTAGATACTGCAATTAACATGGGGCAGTCCACAGCAGGCAAATTCCTACAACGTGCACTCAATACATTAAATATAAGTGGTACCATATTTCCAGATATGACAGTTGATGGCTCAATCGGCGCAATGACACTTTCAGCATTAGATAGATTTTTAACATCAAGAAAACAAGATGGTGAAATAGTCCTTCTAAGAATGTTAAATGCACAACAATCTGTTAGATATATGGAAATTGCAGAGGCCAATAAGGAACAGGAACGTTTCCAATTTGGTTGGCAGAAAAATAGAGTGGGAATGTAAAATGGCTGAGATTGATTGGAAAAAACTTGTCTCTACAGTAGCACCTACTCTAGGTACAATGTTGGGTGGCCCTCTCGTTGGTACTGCTGTATCCGCTTTGTCTAATGTGTTTTTAGGTAATCCAGATGGCACGGAATCTGAAGTATCTAAAGCGGTTATTGACGGATTAACTCCAGAGAAGATTGCCGAGATGCAGAAAGTTGATATTGAACATAAAGAAACTATGGCAAAACTCGGTTTTGATTATGCTAAATTACAACAAGACAAAGAACTTGCGTTTGTAGATGACGTAAAGGATGCACGCAAATATCGAGATGACAAAGTATTCTGGCTCGGTGTGATTATCTTGGGTATGTTTGCCATAGTAATGGGTATGTCTCTATATGGAACATACGGTATTATTTCTGGTGGCATTCCAATCAAGGATGTATCTGTGGTAGCTGCAATATCTGGATTTGTCGGTACTATCATTGGTTACGTTGCTGCTAATGCCCAACAGGTTGTTTCTTACTTCTATGGATCATCTGCTGGGTCTGCCCAGAAAACATCAGAAATGTCTGCATCATTTAAATCTGCGATTAATTCGGTTACAAAATAATATGGCAGTAAATCCATATCTATCAATTCATACTACAGGTTATGCTCCTACGCACGATTTGTACGAGGGAATGGTTATCGAAAACATTCAGATATCAGGCCAGGATTTTTATTATATCCCTAGAGAACTTAGTCCTAGTTTTGACCAGATTTTCGGAGAAGATCCATTATCGTCATTCTCCAAATATGCAATTATAGAATGCTACCTAGAATCTACAACTGGTTGGGGTGGCGAGCAGGAAATATTATCCAAATTTAATTTTGAAGTAAGAAACACGACTACATTGGTAGTGTCACGAAAGAGATTTGGTGAAGTATGTGCTCCTATCGTTCCTACAGGTAGAAATGAAAAATTGAAATACCGCCCATGTGAGGGTGATCTATTCTATCTTCCATTTTCTAAATCATTATTTGAGATTAAATTCGTTGATGATGAAAATCCAGTGTTTTACCAATTGTCCAAGAAATATATCTGGTCAATCCGATGTGAACTTGTCCAATTAAATAATGAACGTTTTACCACTGGAATTCCAGATATTGACGCATTTGGTGAAGGTCTAGACAGACTAAATATGGGTATTGTCATGGAAGACGGTTCGTATTTGGTTCAAGAAGTCGGTGGTATCTTTATCGACGAGTCATATACTATTGGTGAACCATATGATGAACGAGTCAATTTTGGCGACAATGATGTTATCAAACAGGAGTTCATGGATATATTAAATTTCAGTGCTGACAATCCTTTTGCAGAACGGTTCTAAATGTTAAGTAAAAAACCTTTTTATTATTCTACTACCCGTAAGATTGTCGTTGCGTTTGCTGGACTGTTTTCCAATGTTTTTTGTGTGACCAAGGATAAAACAGGTGTCACTAAGAAGATTGTTAATGTACCAATCGCATTATCTAATAAAGAGAAATTCATCATTAGACTTCAGCAAGATCCTTCTCTAGCAAATGATGTAGAGATAACTTTACCTAGACTTAGTTTTGAGATCGTTGGGTTTGATTATGATTCTGCTAGACAACTGAATAAGATGAATAAGGTTATATCTGAGAAGGATGGTAAAACTGTATACAGTTATGCGTCTGTACCATATTCGTTATCGATTAACCTATATTCATATACCCGTACTCAAGAAGATAACTATCAGATCATGGAGCAGATACTCCCGTATTTTACTCCAGACATGAATGTATCTATCAAGATGTTACAGAATCCAGATGTCATTCAGGATTGTCAATTAGTATTAAATTCAGTTAATCAAGATGATTCATATGATGGTTCATTTGAAGAACGTCGATATATTATTACTACATATTCTTTCACAATGAAGACTTCCTACTTTGGACAGATGTACGGTATCGGAGATACAGAGGGTCACTTTGATGTAGGTAGTGAAGCATCTGTTATCAAGAATGTTAACGTCAATTTAAATAACATAAAATATAACGTCCACGTCGATCCTCTAGAAGCAAACGAATCTGATATCTATACAACCCCAGATTCTTGGTCAGAAACTAACCCACCACAGGTATATCATTATGAGCATCACACCAAATACGAATAAAGCGTTATCTGATATTTTTGACGTAGAACTGACCACAACAGATAAATCATTTGATGAACTACAGATTGCTGCAAAGGCCGATTCTATAGATTCATTGGAGACACAACGGAAATACGTCAAGGATAATATCATTGCGCTCCTAGAAAAGGGATCATTGCTACTAGATAATCTCACAAATATTGCCAATTCTACAGAGGCATCGAAGGATTTTCAAGTTGCTGCAGGAATAATAGATACTCTTGTCAAAACCAACATGACTCTACTTGAATGTGAAGTTGTCCATAAACCTAAGTTAGATCCTGCAACACTTCAGAATAACGTAGGTCAGATAACAAATAATACCGCAGTTTTTGTCGGATCGACTACGGATTTATCAAAGTATCTTAAAGAATCTGCACTGAAAATTGAAACAAATTTTTAGAACATTAAATAGCTATAGAACAACATTACAGATGACGCAATGACAACTAAACTCTCAGATGAAAAGATCCTACGTGATAAATATTTTGCAAATGAAATATTCCGTATAGGCGAATTAGTAGAAGACGTCAGTACAGGCGAACAGATGAAAATCTTGGATCGCGGGTCTAACTATGTCACGGTAGCTACATCTGCTGGTATCATTAAAAAATGGCTCAACGAAGTCAAGGAAGAGATTCCAGTAATCACAGATCAAGTAGTTATTACTGAAGCAATTATTGATCCAGATTTTGAGATTCTAGAATCAGGACAGATTAAATTGTTTGGGTATGAGACTAAGAATTTCGACCAAGAACTATCATTACTAATGCTAGAGCAATTCTCTGAGTTTGAGGATTTATATTCTAAGCATCAGATTATTAAATGTCTAGATTTATCAATTCAGGAAAATGATTCCGAAGTTGCCTATGACCTACTAAATAAAGTAGACAAGTTCTACACTAAACAAAATATTACTACGCCATTTATTGTAGAGGCATTGAAGAACGATATTGAACGTACTCGTATTTCTCAGATTCTTGCAGCAGTAGCAGGAGTTACTCCATCAAAAAATAATACTAAGACTATTCAAGGTGCAGTTGTTGCTTTGAAGGATAAGTATAAATCTAGACAACAATGGGAAGTCCTTGCACCGTTTTTTAAACTTGCACAAGATGCTGGGTTAGTAGGAGTAATGAATAATCTCCCGTTCAATATCGCATCACTAAAACTAGTTCACGAAGAACAAGTAACAGATGAGTTGATGATAGAGATCCTAGAGGATAATCTAGATTTATTAGTAGATGATCTATCTTTTGATGACGTTGATGATACATTCATCGAAGAAGATTATTCAGAAGAACTTATTTCTGAAGTTCTATCTATCGAAACTCGCACTAGTATGGCTCGGAAGATCAAACAACATTCTCCAATGATGAATATTAGACGAGAGCGAGCATTGACCAAAGCAGCATCTACTTCTGTATTGTTGAGTCGCGCACGTAAATTGGCCGAAACAATGTTGAAACGTAAATTGTTTCATAAATCTCCTGGTGACATGACACGACAAGAAAAAGAACGATTCGAGGCAGGTGCGACTAAACGTAGAAGTCTAGTTGCTAGATTGGCTCAACGTTTAGTCGGTAAAGTACGTGATCTACAATCTGCTAGATTACATCACACAGCAACCCCAGTTTCACCGGAAAGAAATGTCGCGGCGCATCACATCGCAGCAAGTGCAGGGGCATCATGATTACAGACGATTTAAAGATTTTACTTGCGGATCATATCGAATCTGCTCTAATAGTACATGGTTATCATTGGAATATTCAAGGTCCAGATTTCAATCAATACCACGATTTCTTCGGTGAAATCTACGATGATTATCAAGGCCAAGTGGATACATTGGCAGAATACATTCGCAGTGTCTCATTTGGTAATGAGTATGTTGCAGCAACTGCATCTATTGTCAAATTAAATACTACAGTCGAAGCGATACCGGTTGTCGGCAATAAGGCAATTCAGATGTGCCACGAAATCATCAAACTCAATAATAACTTATTTGACCGTATGGCAAAGCTATTTGATGACGCAACGACTGAGAAAATGGACGGTTTAGCAAATTATTGTGCTGAACGCATGAACTATCATACAAAATTAAACTGGAAACTCTTGGCAATTGTCAAGTAAAGGAAACACATGGAAATCGAATCTCTACACAAATATATCAATCTAAATAAATTAGCCAATGGTACAACTGAAGTGATGTTTGCTGGTCAACCGTGTCTTACTATTACTGAGACTAAGTTTAATATTGCATGGAAGATTAATCCAGTGTTTGCTAAATTAGTTTATGGCGCAAATATTTTTGAAGATATTCCAGTCTGCACAGAGGATTATTCCTCTACTGAAGAGGCGGTTGCTGGTGGTCTGGTAAAACTTCATGAATTAGGTGCGTTTACTACGGAAGTAGATTTTCCTGAAGATACCTATGCTGCAACGATGAATCAAGTTCAAGAAGAAGTAAAACAATATTCTATCAAGAACACTAAAAATATCATGGAAGCTAGTCTCCTATCTACAAAGATTATGAAGAGCATTCATGAAGATAAATTTGACAAATACAACAAGTTTGTTAGACCCGAAGTATCTGTTGATATTGTTCCAGAAGTTGCACAAATCATAGAAGAGAAATCTGCTCCAGTAACTGGAGTATTCAAAACTTGGCTTGAAGCAAAATTAAATGAACAGTTCAATTCTGATGACTATTATTTAGTTGACACAAACACAAAGAAAGTTGTTCGCAATCTGGGGCAAAAGCGGATTAGTCAATCATTTAATTCATCCCCACATAAAGCACCTGAACTAGCTCAATATATCGAAAAAGCGGGTCACACTGTCATGTCTGGAATGCAATTGAATAAACATGGTTATACCAATGAATCAATTGTAGAAGGTGCAGACGAAGATCATGAAAAATGGAAATCAGATGTTCAGAAAGCACACCCAGGAGTGAAGATGAAGTTCAAGGGTTACATTGAAGATGGTAAGGATAATATTTCTGCTGAAGATGAAAAAGGTCGCACACATGGTGTTTGGGACAATGACAAGAATAAAGGTCATATCTTCAAGTTAGAGGAAGACGTTATCGACGAGAAAACACTCACAGATGCAGAACTAACCAAGCGTGAAGAGATTGTTAAAGCGCTCAAGAAAGATCCTAAGTTCCAAACTAAGCGCGGTAAAGATTCTGCATATGCCATTGCTACATCTAAAGCAAAGGAAGTAGCATGAATTCATTCGACAAGATTAAATCTATCCTAGATGAACGCAATAATATGCCCCAAGGACATAAACATATTCCCGATCCAATCGAAGGTGATACGTATAAAAATCAGGGTAGAAAATTAAAACAAATGGGAAATCGCGTCCCAATGGAAATTATTGCCAAGATCCTAGCAAAGGGTGGAGAATGAGTTTATTGAAGACTAAACCTAGGTATTGTGAAAATGCAGTTGCAACTGAACATGGATGGATTGATCCAGTTACTAAGGAACTATTAGTATCGGTGCGCAATCTAAAGAGCAAGTTAAAGATTGAAACTAGAATATTGAATAAGGCAAAGAAAATGGAAAATAATGAATTACCTCGTGTACGTAAAGAATATGCTCCGCGCAAACCTAAAGTAATTGGTGAAGTTGTTCAACAACCTAAACAAATGCAACTCTTGGGTGAAGTAGTCGAATATGATCTAGAGAAACCTGTTCTAGGCGAATAATATGTCAGATAAAAAAATCTCAGAACTATTGGTTGCAACGACTGCGCTTGGTGCAGATCTAATCCCGATAGTAACTGGTGGTGCCAATAAAAGTTTATCCGTAGGTATTCTTTCATTGAATCTACCTAATGTTGGTAATAAGGGTATTACTAAGAATACACCCACGACTGCTTTAACCACTGTTATAGCGATGACATCGACTATTGTGGTGTTACCCATATCCGTACCACCATATACTCTAGGAATCGGTGTAGATGGTCAGGAAGTGACCCTTGTGTCACAAGATGTAAATACACTAGTTCCTATATCAAGTTATTTTACGTCTATCCAGATGACTTCTGGATCATCCGTGACACTGATATATCTAACTTCTTTAGCTAAATGGGTTTGTAAGTGTTCTAATGGTGTGACATTTATCTAAACATGATTAAATCCGATGATGAGTTTATTCAGTTTGCTATATCAAATTATGATAATACATATTTGATGTCTGTGGCTGAATTTGAATCAGATATTAGAAGATTTACATATCTAAATAATCTAATAAATAGATACAGGGCTGATGTATCTGATTTAAAAGATAGACTAATCATTAACCATCTAGTAATTTTAAGTAACTGTTTTACTGTTCTAGGATTATTGGAAATGATTTCATATAAGATCCCCGAACATAATAAGACGGTTGTTAATACATTTCTATATTATCTAAATGCAATCGATACACCTAACGATTTAGATTTTTATCTCATGGATATTTTAAATGGTCAATAAATTAAACGAAGAAGGCGTGCCTGTTACAACTACAGATAATGCTGGCACTGGGTTAGTAGACCCAAAATTACCTATCAAACCTAAAACTATCCTTCGCAGATATAGAGATATTAGGAAACAACCAAAATCTGCATATATTAAATAGTAATTACTATACATTCTTAACCAAATTCAGGAGTTCATTACATGGCATTTCTACAATCACCAGGAGTTCAGATCGTTGAAAAAGACGCATCTGCAGTTACGCCGGGCGCGTCAACCACAGTTGGAGGTACAGTGGGTGTATTCCAATGGGGACCAGTTATGGTTCCTATGTTAATTAGTGGTGAAGATAATTTAGTATCTATTTTTGGAAAACCAGATGATAGTACATTTGGCGCATTCTTTTCTGCATCTAACTTTCTTTCATATACATCGTCTTTATGGGTAGTGCGTGCTGCAACGACTAATAAAAATTCAACATCAAATGCTGCTGGTCTATTAATCAAAAATATTGATTCATATGATGATTCATATAGTTCGGGACAAGGTAGTGTTGGTACTTTTGCCGCAAGATATCCTGGAAGTATTGGTGATAGTATCCAAGTATCTATTGCAGATTCTGGCACTTTCGCTACTTGGGAATATAAGGATCAATTCCAATCTGCCCCCGGTACATCAGATTTTGCAGAATCTAAGGGTGGACTAAATGATGAAATTCATATCATCGTAGTTGACGTTGGTGGTAAATTCACTGGTACACCTGGTACTACATTAGAAAAATATGAATTCCTTTCGAAGGGTTCTGACGCAGTTTCTTATCAAGGACTATCTAATTATTACGCAAATGTGCTACGTAATCAATCACAATATGTATATTGGATGGATCATGCACTAGGTGGAAATAACTGGGGAAGTAGTGTACTAGGTACCACATTTGATATTCTGGTTGATGATAATGTAGCAACTTCTATTGATGTTACCGCTGCAACTACTACAGCAAATGTAGCCACTTTAACGTTTGCCGCCCAAGCAAGTAAACCATTTGTTGTTGGTCAATCGATTACAGTTGCTGGTATCACACCGATTGAGTACAACGGTGTTGTGATTGTCACAGAATGTACCACTACAACTGTAAAATATGCGTTGGTAGGTACTCCTAGTGTAGGTACTGTGTTTGGTTCAGTTGCTGATACAACAGTTATTGCTACTTATGATTTCACTTATCCATTAGGTGGTGGTGTCGATGATAATGCACCAACTGTTGCAGAGTTAGAACTTGGATGGGATCTATTAGCAAACTCTGAGACATATGATATTTCACTATTTTTTGTTGGTAACGCTGATACAGTATTATCCAAATATGTCGTAGATAATATTGCAGAAGTTCGTAAAGATGCCGTAGTGTTTATTTCTGCAGTAGCTCCTACAGGTGGACCAATTTTCTCTACATCTGCAACTAAAGAAGCTGATGCAACTACGTTTAAAACTGCAATTGGAAATTCTACATATACCGTAATCGATTCTGGTTACAAATATATGTATGATAAGTATAATGACAAATATCGTTGGTTAGCACTGAATTCTGATATTGCAGGATTATGCGCGAAGGTAGATCAAAATCAAGACACTTGGTTCTCACCTGCTGGTTTGACAAAAGGTCAGATTCGTGGAGCAATTAAATTATCTTGGAACCCAAATCAGGCACAACGCGATGTGTTGTATAAATTATCTATCAATCCTGTTGTTTCATTTACTGGACAAGGTACGCTATTATATGGTGACAAGACCGCTACGTTGAAACCGTCTGCATTTGATCGTATTAATGTTCGTCGATTATTCTTGGTGCTTGAAAAATCAATTGCTCGTTCTGCGAGATATAACTTATTTGAACTCAATGATGCGATTACTCGTCTACAGTTCGTTGCATCTGTAGAACCATTTCTACGCGACGTTCAAGGTCGTCGCGGCATTGCTGCGTTTAAAGTTATTTGCGATGAAAGTAATAACACTGCGCAAGTGGTTCAGACGAATAACTTCGTGGGAACAATTTTGATCCGGCCCGTATATTCAATTTCATTTATAACTTTGAATTTTACAGCAGTTGGCGCTTCAGTTTCATTCGAGACAGCAGCTGGAGTTTAATTAAGATAGTACCTTCCTTTAGTTGATTAAATAAAATATCAACTAAAGGAGTATTATGCATTTTATTGTTTATAAAACAACAAATTTAATAAATGGAAAGTTTTATGTAGGAGTACATGGAACAGAAAATCCAGATATATTTGATGGGTATTTAGGATCTGGAGATTTAATTTATAAAGCCATTAAGAAATATGGAAAAGAAAATTTTAAACGAGAAACTTTAGTAGATTGTAATGAAGATGAGGAAGAAGCATATTCAGTAGAGTGGTTGCTCGTAAAAACTAATAAACAAGATCCTAGATCATATAATATAGAAGAAGGTGGTAAAGGCAATTCTAATCTAGGCAAAACCGCCGTAGATTTACAAATAGGTATTCACGCCGCAACATTTGAAGAACGTTCTATTTGGTCTAAGGTAACCCAAGCCAATAGAGATCCGGTAGAAAGATTAAAAATGTCATCAAATGGTGGTAAACGGTGTGCAGAACTAGGTAAAGCAGGATTCCAAACCTGCACGCCTGAACAACGAATCATAAATGCTAGTAATGCAAATAAAACTAAATCTGATAGAGGATATGTTGCTACGTTTAAAAATGCAAGCGAAAATGGCAAGAAAGGCGCCAAGAAACACTTAGGAGTTAAAGTCTACAACAATGGTATCAATGAATTTAAATTTAAATCTAGTGACCCATTAAATAAAGAATTAACTAAAATTGAATTTTTACTGTTTATCGAAAATAACCAAGAATTTGCCATAGGTAGAATTTCTAGAAAACGAAATAAACCATCTTCATTGATTGGTGTTAAGAAATATCACGACGGAATTAGAGAATATGCTTTTGTATCGTCTGATTTATCCGATAAAGAATTAACTAAATTAGAGTTTGCAAAATTTATACAAGATAATCCTACATTTTCTGCCGGTAGATTAGATGTGGTTAAAGTTGCAGCAAGAAATCAAAAAGTTGTACCGTTTAAGCATTATACAGATGGTGTCAATAATTTTAAGTTTAAGTCAGAAGAAAATTTGATTGAAAAGTTCGATGATTTTTTATTAGAAAATCCTCATTTTAGACACGGTCAAGTACAAGTAAAAACACTTATATTAAAAGGTGTACGAAGATATACAGATGGATTAGAAAATTTTATTTTTCATGCAGAAGACAAATCCAGTAATGTAAATATAGATAAAGA